GGCTGGAAATACCTCGAACAGCCCCTACTCAAGATCGGCGCAGGCATCCCAAACGGGTTGGCCACGGCACTAAAGGCAACACTGAGATGAGCGACAGTAGTATGGATCGGTACCCTGACAATCACGTCTCATGGATGACATTCGGCGAACTGCGTAGCATCCTGACGCGTATCGAAGAGCAATCGCGTTCTGACCATGAGGCGCGGGAATGGTTTGACGCTCAGCCGCCCGAGGTGTTTGGTGAGGCATGCGCATATATGTTCATGCAGATGTTGACCGAGAACGACGACACGAATGGGCACACGATTCATGAATAAGCTAAAGATTCAAGCACTTATCTTGTCAGCCATCGCGTTATTTGCCATGCCCGCATTCGCTCAGTCTCAGCGGCATGCGAAGCTGACGTGGACCCCATCGACTGAGTATGTCGATCATACGCCTATCCCGGCAGGGACACCGATCTCGTATTGCGTCTATGTAGGGACGACCGCTGCGAATATCGTCCAGGTCGCCAAGACGAAGGAGACTGAGGTTGATACAGACGCTATCGGGCTCACTGTCGGCAAATACGTTGCCGTCAAAGCAACTGATGGGCAAGTGGAAAGCGATCTCAGTTCTGTCCTGCATTACAATCCCCCGAGTGCTGTTAAAGTCAGCATTACCTCAACCATCGAGATGTCACAGTAGCAGGTATCCGATGAACAAGCCGAACACTCAGCCCGTACATATCCAGCAAGCCTACGGTTATGCCACGACATCGAAGACGAACCGTGCGGGTGAGTCGACGCATGAGATACCAGGTAATATATCCCGCCGCGCACTGATTGAGCAAGTGCTAGAAGAGCTACTGGCTCAGGTAATGCACCGGGGTATCTATGCGAATTGCCAGGTGTCGTTTGATGTGGTTGATGGTATAATAGAAACCACAGTAGGCAAGACGACACAGGAAAAGGTGAGGCAGGGGTAGATAGCGGGGGCAAAATGGCTTTAGCTTATGGCGGCAAGATACATACCGTTAGCTCGGCGCATCAGATCAGAGGCGCGCTTGTCTTCAACATCACACCACGTAAGGTAGTGACGTTCGCGGGATACTCAGGAGCGGGATATGAAGATAATGACTATGTAGCTAACGTCACCACGGGCATTCTATCGTCTCTCAATCCGCACGACACGATCATAAACGCTGGCGCTACGATAGACGGTATCGGTGTAGTATATGAGCTAGCCAGGGCACATGACTTCATCACGATTGGCATTGTCTCGTCTCTAGCTCGCAATGATGCCGTGATTGCGCCACATGTTAACCACGTTTTCTTTGTCGATGACGACACTTGGGGCGGCTATTTGCCGGGATCAGACAAACTATCGCCCGTGTCTCGGGTGATGGTAGATATCAGCGATGCGATGTTTTGTATCGGTGGCGGGCAGATTGCGCGAGATGAGTTTATCGAGATGGGTAAAGCTGGAAAGTTCCGACGATTCTACTCAGCCGATATGAATCATCAAAAAGCGATTGAAGCGGCTAAGCGCAAGGGGTTGGATGTGCCAGAGAGTTTCATGGGCTCTGTCGGTGATTGCTTTGCCGTCAATGTCGATGCATTTCTTATGTAAAATAGGCACAGGGTTATTGCCTCGTTATTGAAAAGGCGAACATTAATTGGGGCAATGACCCATCTCGATTGGTATATATGCCGAGTTTCGTGACGTATGAGTCTCTCATAGGCTATAATTAATCAACAGGTATTTGGAGCGGCCTCGCACGCTACCCGAGGCTAGCCCCCCAAAGCCCGAATCTCTCCCTCTCTCCTGGGGATTCGGGCTTTTTCTATTTGTGGAGTAATCGATGTGTCAGTACTGGACGAAATCGCTGGGTATCTCGCCACTAACGGGCTAGGCTCTGTCGGCACTAACATATTCAAGAGCGGCTTGATGCCATCGCCTGACGTGCAGATTGCCCTGATTCAGACAGGCGGTCAACCTCCGATTCACGCGATGGACGATAGCGGCGATACAGCGACTGACCGCATCACATTGCAGATACTTAGCCGGGGCGCGAGAGACAACTACCCATCAGCGTTTGCACCGGCGCAATCTGCCTATCTCTTGCTTGATGATGTGGCAGGCGAAGTGATCAGCGGTGGATATTATAAAGCGATACAACCGCTACAACCTCCATTCGCGATAGATATCGACGACAACGGGAGGTCTGTTGTAGCGTTCAACGTATTGGCGAGGAGACGCAGATAATGCCCTACACCGAACACGAATGGGGTGGCATCACCATGTTTGATTGCCAGGTTAGCGGGTGCCACACGACCAGCTATAGCGTCGACGATGCGGAGCGGCATGAGGCCACGCATCAACGTGTGGTGGTGAGCCGGCCCACAGGATTATTCGATGCGAGTGGCGACCCTGCGACGATAGACGAAGAAGAGGTCGTGTAGCTCGCGATAGTGTTGACAATAGAATAGACCGGTATTTCGCAGCGTCCCACGGGATAGCCCCGCAAAGCCGTCATTGCAAACGCAGTTGCCATAGAAAGGGCATGCAATGGCTGGTTATGAGGGACGCGGGACTATTATCCAAATTGGCGACGGTACGGCTGGCGCTTCCAAAACCGTGTCGGGTTGCACTGTATCTTCTGGTGTAGCGACGATCACGTCTACTGCCCACGGGCTCAGCACGGGCGACGTAGTCCTTCTCGCCTCCATCGGCGGCATGACCGGACTCGATGATTATTTCCTCATCGATAAAGTCGACGCCAACTCATTCAAGGTCTACAACGGCGGCATCTCAGGCACATATACCTCGGGTGGTACCGCAGTCTCCCAAAATACAACGGGTTCAGGCGGTTGGATATCTATTGCTGCCGTCCAGGGCTATGAACTCGGCCAGCAGGCTGACCGTCTTGACGTGTCCGCGATGGATACGCCACTAGGGTTCCGTGAGTATCGCCCTGGCATGAAGGACGGTAGCTTCTCGCTCACCCTAAACTTCCTACCCAATAGTGCCTCACACGGCGTTGTTTCCGGGCTTGCCTTCCTTGCCCAAACCGGTGCGCCGCGGTGGTTCAGGCGCTACTACCCGCAGATCAGCACGGCCCCATCTCCATATACCGCATGGATTGGCCTGATTCTGGATTTTAACGAGTCGGGTGATACGGAGTCGGCTATCCAACTCTCAGTCAACGGCGCGGCAACACGTACCATTCTGCGTATGCCAGGCGCGTAATATTACCCAAAGAGGCAACTATGGCCCTGAATCGTGAACAAATCATGAATGGCGCGATGCTTAAAACGCGCGCTGTTCATGTCCCTGATCTTGAGGGTGACATCATTGTCAGGCAAGTCACCGCATTAGACATGGAAACCATCTTGGAGAAGACAACCGATGCGGACGGGAAGGTATCGCAGAAGGGTTTTCGCTCTCTATTTCTGGTCATGTCTATTGTCGATGATGATAATAACAGACTATTTTCTGACAGCGAAGCTCACTTGCTTTCGAACTTCTCTAACAAGTTGGTGGACCAACTCTTTACAGCAGCTAAGGAGTTGTCTGGCATCCGTGATGGGGAAGAGGAAGCGATTGACGAAATAAAAAAAAGTTCCTTACCTCAGACCGACAGCGTGCCAAGTACCGACTAGCGTGGCATTTTGGTTACCTGTCGCCTCAAGACATGCTGGACCGGATGTCCTACGAGGATTATCTACACTGGCAGGTCTTTGTGGCGATTGAAGGCGGGTTTGAGGTGGAACGCGACGACACCCATTGGGCCATGCTGACGCAGCTTATCTCAGTTATGGCCCAGGGTAAGAACGTCAAGGACACGCGCACGTTTAACGATTTCCTCCTGCACCAGCGTCGTATTGTCCAGGTCGAAGCGCCATTCCAACACACCGAAGAGGACGCGAGCAAGATGCAAGCGATGATTGACCGGCTCAAGGCCAGCGGTGTGCAGCCCAAGAGTGGCATGGACGTACAGAACAAGTTCGAGATGATTGCCGAGCGCGTAAGGCTCAAGCAGTTGGAGGCCAGCCGTGGCGATTAGTGTTGGAGCCATAGAGGCATCTCTAAGCCTAAATACGCGGCAATTCACGCAGTCTGTCCGCTCTGCTAGCAGCACGCTCGCCAAGCTTGAATCGCAATTCTCGACGATTGCCAACGCGGCTACGGCGTTTGACGATGCTGTGGGTAAAGCCACGCGCAATGTGGTAGCCAACAATCGCGCGATGGCGTCGAGCGTCTCGGATTCAGCCAAGAATATCAAAGCAAGCCTCGGTGGCATATCGAAGCAATACGATGACTTGACGTCAAAGGCAGGCAAGTCTGCTAAGGCGCAAGCGCAGTCTCTCACATCGATTAATCAAGTGGTTGGCAAGGTCCAATCGTCTATCCAATCGCAGTTCTCTCAATCATTTGGGGATGGCCTGATAGGCGGGATAATAGGCGGTGCTGCGGCTGGCATCGCTGTGCAAGCCCTTAGCGGCATCAAGGGCGCGATAGAAGACATCATCTCGTCGGGGCTTAAGCTCGAATCGCTCAATGCTGCATTTACGGCCATTACGGGATCGACGCAAGCTGCCGGGAAGGAAATGCAATTCCTTCGGGAACAGGCAGAGCGGTTGGGCTTCTATTTCCCTGACCTCGCCGAGGGATTTAAGGGGATAGCCGCTGCTGCTCGTGGCACGTCACTCGAAGGCAAGGGAGCAGAAGAGGCATTCCTTGCGATTGTCGAGGCAGGGCGCGTCTTTCAGCTCAGTAACCAACGTGTTGGGCTATCTCTTCTTGCTGTTCAGCAGATCATCTCAAAAGGCAAAGTCTCCCAAGAAGAGCTGAGGCGGCAATTAGGCGAGAATTTGCCCAATGCGCTGGCTGTTGCTGCTCGTGCCTACGGTGTCACGACGCAAGAACTCAACAAGATGGTTGAGGGTGGTCTTGACTCTGTCGATTTCATCACGAAATTTAGCGCCCAGATGCGGAAAGAAGTGGCCGGGAACGTAGTCCAAGCCGCAAATACGGCATCGGCAGCATTCGGGCGTTTTAAGACGGCTATATTCGACCTAGAAACAACTATTGCCAGCCCTAAGTTCCAGGGTGGCCTAGCTGCGCTGATTGACTTCTTTACCAAGATAGTTAAATCGACACAAACCGACATTAGTAATATATCCAAGATATTCGGTGGCGCTGATGATTTGCCCAAGACATTCACCGAGACTAAGGCCGCCATTACCGACCTTATCAAGCAGCGGGAAGACTTAGGCACCGTCATTCGCACAGGCACAGCTCAGGAAGTTGAGGATGCTCAGAAGCGCCTAGCGTCTATTAACCAGCAGCAAGCCGCGCTCGAAAAACTCTACGATATTCAGGCCAAAGAGCGCGACCCTTCTGTTATGCGGGCCGACTATAAAGAAGCTCTGGCTCAGATACAGAAGCGAATTGATCTCGGCCACGAAGTTGAGCTGAATCTAGCACGCCAACGCGATGTGCTCAAGTCGATGACGGAGTACGAGGCCAAACTGGTATCCGATCAGGGCAATATCACAGACCCATCGGGCGAAATGGGCCCTGGCACCACATCAGATTCTGCTGACCGTATCCGTGAGATTCAGCACCAAGCCGAAGTTCTCGGGCGTAGCGGCGTCAAAGTCGATGTGCTGAGTAAGTCCCTCCAAGCCGTTGATAAAGACCTAGCCAAAGAGGTTGCGTCAGCGCGTGCTTTCGGCCAGGCGATGGCATCAATGGGCGATGACACGGCAGAAGCTAAGGCTGTGCTCGAAGTGCTACAGAAAGCCCTGAAGGACGCATTCGGCGGCGCGGCCAATAAGCCTGCTGAAGAGATCGACCTGATCAAGGCGAACATCAAGCAACTTACGGCTGAACTCTCAGACAGCTCTGTATCGCTTGCCAAACAAAACGCTTCGATAGATCGATACGCCAAGGCGCTACAAGGCACAGGGCAACAGTTCGATCCCTTCGCGGCCAAGGCTAAGAAGGCGATGGATACCCTGGAGAGCGAGACAGCCAAATCAACCGGGCGCTCTGATCAGCTCATCCAGAAATTGCGGACGGATATCGTCGGGCTTACCGCGAGCAGCGAACGGCTACAAACGGCATTCCAGCTCAAGGATTTGCAGAAAGAGCTGACGAATATCGACAAGCTCGGCGACACGATCAACAACGCCGGGGGCAACTACGACAAGCTAGACGCCAAAATCGCAGCGGTCAACAAGACCATTGGCGCGATGAGCCCCAAGACAAAAGCGGGGCAGCAGGCCATTGCCAAACTCACCAAGCAAGTCGAGGGGTTTAAGGGGCTGAAGGCCGATCAGGATGCGAGCAATCTCGAACGTCTCGCCAAGGCTGTAAAAGGCACGACTGAGGCATTTGACCCCTTCCGTGAGCAGATCAACAAGACATTCGGAGCCCTCAAAGAAGAGATAGGCAAAGGCTCTCGCGCCTCGCAAGACGAGATCGACCGGCTCAGCAAGAAGCTCAAAGACCTGAGCACGAAGGACCAGACGTTCACGTTTGATTTGCAGGTCGAAGGACTGAGCAAGTCACTCAAAGAGGTGGACGATTTCGGCAAGGCAGTCCAAGACGCTGGCGGGAATTTCGATATCGTCGGGGCGAAAATCAATCTTGTTGAGGGCTTTCTCAGCAACGTGCCTAAGTCGGCTAAGGGTGCAGTCGATGCCTTCGTCGAGATGGGTGATTCCCTTAATGGACTCAAGACCGATCATCTCAATGCAGCGCTCCAGGCCACAGATGCCTTTGCCGCAGCGGTGCGTGACGCGGGCGGCAGCTTCGACGAACTCGCGGCTAAGAAAGAGCAGCTCGATGCCGAGCTAAAGTCTATCAACACCACGACGACTCAAGGCGCGGCACGGTTCGCTGACTTGCAGACGCAGATTAAGGCCATTGAGGCACTACAGCTTACCCAGACGCTATCGAATTTTCAGCAATTAGGGCAGATCATCCAGTCAGTCGGCGGCAACACGGATACGCTTCAGTCTCAGATTGACGCGCTGACCCAGGCTATACAGAAAGTCGATCCGACTTCGCAAGACGCTGGCGCATCTATCGCTGGCATGCTGGCTCAGATTAAGCAGCTCGAAGGCCAGCAAGTCATCAATGACCTGGCTGTGCCGAAAGTCGAGAATCTCAAAGATAGTCTGCTTGGATTTATAGAAGAAACGCGCACGCCTCTACAGAAATATAAGCGCGACATTGAAGAGCTTAATCAAATTAAAGCTTTCTCGATAGAGATCGGTGTTGATATCCCTGATGGTTTAATAAAGCAAAAGATAAACGAATTACAGATAGCATTAGCTAGAACATCAATAGGTGGGCAACTTATCGAATCGTTCGGCCAGGGGTTATCTAGCTCGCTACAGGGCGCATTGAAGAGCGTATACGATAGTTCTGACGCTAAATCTAAATTAGCTGACCTAGCTAACGAGGAAGACAGGCTAAACGACATTGTACGCACAGGAAGTGATGAGCAAGTTGCTGCCGCTAACCGTAGATTGCAGACCATTGAAGATGAAAAAGCTAAGTACAAGGAACTTGAGGTTACTGTTGGTGACGTATTTAAAAACATTGGACGCAGCATAGTCGAATCTCTCACGAATACGCTAGTGCAGAATGCGATCAACGGCATTGTCAATGTCGGTTTGGGGATTCTCGGTGGCGGTATTGCTGGAGGCGGACCCTATAGCGCTGGTGGGGGACTCGGTGTCTTAGCGAGCCAAGCCTTTTTCCCAGAGACAGCGCGTGGTGGCGTAGCGCGTAGCAAGCACACCGTACTGCTAGGCGAACGCGGCCCCGAGATGGTCCTTGGCGGCATCGGCAAAGCGGCACAAGGCGCGATGGTAAATAAGCCGACGCTGATGACGCTAGGCGAGAAAGGCCCCGAGGTCGTACTCAACAAGAAGCAACTCCAGCAGATACAAGGGCCTAACGGCTATCAGGCATTTCAAGCCCTCGTCGAGCAGATCAATGGGAAGAAAGGCCAGGTGTCTGGCGGCATCGAGCGCCCCAATCTCGGCGGTGGCGGTTCAGGTAACGGCATGAAGCTGAAAATCCCAGGCTTTGCCAATGGCGGGGTGGTGACACAGCCCACGCTTGCGATGGTCGGCGAGAAAGGCCCCGAGGTAATCACCCCGGTCAACAAAATGCAGACGGACAATACCGTGAACATCATCATGGTCAACAACAGCAACGATGCCGAGAAAGAGCGCCAGAGGCTGACTCAGATGAAACAGGTTGCGGTGATTGCGGTGGCCGAAGAGCTGAGTAAGGGCACGGGTAGTAGAGTACGACAATCCTATAAGGCGTATAGCTAGGAGGCATCATGCCACTTGAAGATACAAGAGAACGTATCATTCGTGAAGTAGCTGAGGCACGTGGGCTGAATGGCTACTCCAAGGCCGAGCAAATGCGGAAATTCTACCAGATCAAACAGGCGAAGCAGGAACCCACAGAGTCATCACCCCAAGCTGATGAACAGGTAAATGACAATGGCGACGTGGCCGACGATCACATACCCGAAGAGCGTTAGCCCAGGACAGACCCACATGCCTATGGTCAAGTTTGAGTCTACCGGGCTGTACGAGTGGAGACAACCCCAGGGTACTCGCGCACTCAGGCGCTTCACGCTGAGCTATAAAGGCTTGCCATATGACGAGTGGCAAGTGATCGATACGTTTATGCGGCTGTCGCTGAACTACGGCACGCTTAAATTTGACTGGCAAATGCCGCCGGATCACGGCATGGACATAACCTCGATCAGCACAGCTAACCCCAGAGTCGTATTTACCACGCGGCTACACGGGTTTGTGACCGGCGACTACGTCATCATTCGCAACGCGGCATCGGCAGTCAACGGCGTGCGGCGCGTCACTCTGGTCGATCAGCAGCATTTCTCGCTTGATGGGCTCTCGGGCGGTACGTCAATCGGCGTGGTGAAGAACTGCGTCAATCTCGCGTTCCCGTATGCCTTGATTGACTCGGATACGATCCCTGCACCTGAGAAGGTATTCGGCCCGATGGCGGATAATCACGGGTTTTACAATCTCGACGTGCCGATTATCGAGGCGAGGGCTTAGGGATGCGTTTTTACAGCAACGCATTTAACAGGCGCTTACGTACCCGTGAAGGAGCCGCACTCATATGGTTGATCGAGGTGTCGATCCCGTTAATCGC